CAGATAAAGAAATTAAAGGTAAAGGAGATGAACTACATAAACAACTTAAAAAAGATAGAGTAGTAAAAGAACAAGTAATTACAGAAGGAGGAGCATATGGACATATGAATCATCCATTTGATTCGGAGGTTAATCTTACTTTTGGGCAATTAAAAGATATTGTAAACAGAGCACTTGATGGTACATTAGAAAATACAAGAGAAAAGACTGATGGACAAGCTTTGGCTATTAGTTGGAGAGATAACCGATTGGTTGCTGCTCGTAATAAAGGGCACCTTAAAAATAAAGGGGAGAATGCTTTAGATATAAAAGGAGTATCGGATAAGTTTCAAGGTAGAGGAGGATTGAGTGATGCATATAACTTTGCTATGAGGGATTTATCTAAAGCTATCTCTTCGTTATCAGGAAAACAAAGAGATAAGATTTTTAAAGGTGGAGCTTGTTTTATGAACTTAGAAGTAATCTACCCAACATCGGTAAATGTAGTACCTTACGGACAAGCACTCTTAGTATTTCATGGTACAATGGAGTATAATGAAGAAGGAGTGGCTATTGGTGAGAATCAAGGAGCTGCTAGAATGTTAGCTGGTATGATTAAACAAGTAAATCAAAATGTTCAATCATCATACACCATAGAAGGACCACCAGTTTTAAAATTACCAAAATCACAAGACCTTTCTAAAAAGAAATCTGTTTATAGTGGTAAAATAAAAAGATTACAAAAAAAATACAACCTGAAAGATACTGATGGTGTGGCAGAATACCATCAAGCTTTTTGGGAAAACTATGTGGATAAAAAATCACCTACTACATTAGATAACAAAACCAAAATGGGATTAGTTAAAAGATGGGCTTTCTTTGATAAAAAATTTAGGTTGGATAGAAAAAACATAGTTGATGCTAAAACTTTAGAATGGGCAAAGAAAACTGATAAAGAAAAACATAGTAAAATAGCTAAAGATAATATTAGACCATTTGAAGATATTTTCTTAGGTTTAGGTGCAGAAGTGTTACAATTTGTAAGTTCAGCATTAACAGTAAATCCTGATAAAGCTATTAGAGATATGAAAAAGAAATTGGATAAGACAATCAAAGATGTTAGAAAATCTGGTGATGAAAAGAAAATCCAAAAACTAAAATTAGAACTTCAAAGATTAAACTCTATTGGAGGTGCTAAAAAAATAGTACCAAATGAAGGTATTGTATTTACATATAATGGAAAAACCTTTAAACTTACGGGAACATTTGCACCTCTAAATCAAATATTAGGTATATTTTTCTAAAAATTGTTGTTTTCACAATTTAGTGATATTTATATATACATATATAATGTGTTAAAATACTATGGCAAAAGAATTTAAAAGAAAATTCATGCACCCAACTCGTAGAAAGTTGGCTGATATGGTTAGAACAGGTGAGTATGAAAAAAACCAATCAGTTGGATGGGAAGCAAAAAAACAAACAAGAAAAGTTGGTGATGTTTGGGAAGATGAACATTATAGATATGAAAAGAAAGAGGGATATACATTAAAAACAGGAAAAAATTCAGAAGTATTTGAAGGAATTCGAAAATACTTAGAAAAACAAAATCAATGTAAAAATCCTGATTGTGACCATGTTGGTGACTTTGGACCAAACAATAAAAAACTAATTAGAAAGACAGGATTTTGTATTGGGTGTAATAAAAAGATGGAGACTGAGTTAAGAATTAAAGGTATCTACGATGATTATGAAAAATATAAAATGTATTCTAATGCAATAGCTGATGGTCTTTTACGATTGGATTCTATAGAACAAGATATTAAAGATTTAAAACAAGAATATCATCAATATGGAGATGATGGTAAAATTACCGAAACATATACTCTCCCACGACCAGTTAATGAAATGAAAAAAGAGATGAGAGATTTTATAGATAAAAGTAAAAAAGAATTAGAAGAGATTAAAGACAAGAGACAAGAGTGTTTCGATAGAATAAAAGATAAAAATTATGAGCATATTCTTTAGTATATTACGAAAGTATTTTAAAGAAATACTAATTATAGGATTAGTAATTGTAATTCTATTAATGAGAGCATGTAGCGGAGATTCATCAGTTGACCAAAAAGATATAATAAGTGTTGATGGAAAAGACTATGAATTATTAGAACAAAAAATAGATACGGTATTTATTGAAAAAACAATTGAAGTTCCAAAGTATGTACCTAAGTATATTACAAAAGTTGAAACAGTCACTGTAGAAGTACCAGCTGATGTTGATTCTTTGAAAGTAGTTGAAGATTATTACGCAAAGTATATTGTAAAAGATACTTTAAATCTAACATATGAATTTGGACCTGAAATTACAATTGATTCATTGGGAACAAAACCAAATCCATCTTTAGGATTTGGATTTCTTACTGATACAATATCCCAAAATAAAATTATGAGTAGGAAAATAGAATGGAACTTTCAGATTCCAACAATCTACAATACAAAAATAGTAAAAGAGTTACCCAAAAGACAATTCTATTACGGAGTTGGCGCTGATTTCAATAAAACCGATTTTATACAAAGTGCAAAATTTGGTATTTTATATAAAGACAAGAAGGATAAAATATTTGGATTAAATTTAGGTGTTCTAAATGCAAATAATAATATAACTCCTTATGTTGGTGGTTCACTATATTGGAAATTATCATTTAAGAAAAAAAAATAGATGGCATCCTTAAAGGAGATTATCAAAATTGAATATCAGAAATGTGCATCAGACCCGATACACTTTATGAAAAAGTATTGCTATATTCAACACCCCGTAAGAGGGAAAATACCTTTTCATTTATTTCAATTTCAAGAAAGGACTCTTACTGAGTTCGATAAACAAAGATATAATATTGTACTTAAATCTCGTCAGACAGGTATATCAACATTAGTTGCAGGATTTTCATTGTGGAAAATGTTATTTAATTCTGATTATAATATTTTAATTATTGCAACAAAGCAAGAAGTAGCAAAAAACTTAGTTACTAAGGTAAGGTATATGAATGATAACTTACCATCGTGGTTAAAACAAACAGCTATAGAAGATAATAAACTATCTTTAAGATATTCTAATGGTTCACAAATAAAAGCAACATCAGCAGCTGGTGATGCTGGTCGTTCTGAAGCACTATCCTTATTAGTATTTGATGAAGCAGCGTTTATTGATAAGATTGAAGATATATGGATATCATCTCAATCTACTTTATCTACTGGTGGTAGTGCTATTATTCTATCTACTCCAAATGGTGTTGGTAATTTCTTTCATAAAACGTGGGTGGGAGCAGAGGAAGAACAAAATGGGTTCAATACAATTAGATTACATTGGAGTGTACATCCAGAAAGAAATCAAGAGTGGAGGGATGAACAAGAAAAACTATTAGGACCAAAAGGAGCAGCACAAGAATGTGATTGTGATTTTGTTTCTTCGGGTGATACTGTAATTGACCCTCAACTCCTTATGTTCTATAAAGAAACACATATACAAGAACCAATTGAAAAGACTGGATTTGATGGAAACCTTTGGAAGTGGGAATATCCTGATTATAACAAAAGTTATATGGTAGTAGCGGATGTAGCTAGGGGAGATTCAACAGATTACTCTGCATGTCACGTCTTTGATGTTGAGCAAGCTTCACAAGTAGCTGAATATAAGGGTAAATTAGATACAAAAGATTTTGGAAACTTTTTAGTTTCACTTTCAACTGAATATAACAACGCATTATTGGTAGTTGAAAACGCAAACATAGGTTGGGCAGTAATCCAACAAATAATTGATAGAGCATATCCTAACTTATTTTATATGAGTAAGGATTTAAAATATGTTGATGTAGAAAATCAGATGACAAATAAATACCGAAGAGAAGAAAGAGGTATGGTAGCTGGTTTTAGTACTACATCTAAAACAAGACCTCTGATTATATCTAAACTAGATGATTATTTTAGAGAAAAATCTTGTATGGTTCGTTCATCACGACTTATAGAGGAACTATTTACATTCATATGGAGTGGTAATAGAGCTGAAGCAATGAAAGGTTATAATGATGATTTGACAATGTCATTCGCAATTGGATTGTGGGTTAGAGATACCGCTTTGAGATTAAAACAAGAAGGTATTGATTTAACAAAACAAGCATTGGGTAATATCGGACAACAAACACATGGACAAGGAGTTTATGGTGGTGGAA